AGCGAAGCCAGTTGGCTCGCACCGGTCTCGGTCGCCGCGGCGCCGGACGCGATCATGTCCTGCACTAGGGCCTTGAACTCGTCCCGGGTGGTCGGGATCGTGTTCAGGCCCAGGCTGGCCAGCCCCTTGTCCAGCGCGGCTGCCACCGGCGCCAGCCGCTCGGCGTCGGTCAGGAAGTTCTCGTTGAAGGCCTGCGCCTGCTGGGTCAGCATGGCCAGACCGCCGGCGGCGCCGATCAGCTGCTCTCGCGCGGCCGCGGATTGCATTCCCGACGATCCGAACAGCTTTTCACCTGTCGAGCCTAGCAGCTGCGCGACCTGGTCGGTCACCTGGAAGTCGCTGGCCAGCCGCTGCAGCACTGCGGACGCGGACTCGCCGGATTTCGTGAACCTGTCCAGGTCCGGCGCCAGCTCGTTGGCCAGCTGGTCGCCCACGCCGGCGAAGAAGTCGGCGATCGCTTTCTGGTTCGCCGCCTCGTCCTTGCCCAAGGCGATGCTGATCGCCTGGGTGCGGTTGGCGATGCTGTCCACATTCAGGCCGAGCACCTTGGCGTAGGAGGCGGTGGCGTCCTTCAGCGCCTGGTAGGTCGACGTCAGGCCAGCGGCCAGCGCCGGATCTGCGGCTTTCGAATCGACGCCATGGCGGTCGCTGCTGAACCAGCCGCCTTTCTCCTTCCAGGCATTGTTGACGGCGCCCGAGAAGCCATCCGCACCGATCGATCCGGACAGGGTGCTGCTGGTGTACTCGCGCGGGCCGTGGCCGAATGCTGTCTTAGCCAGCCCGGCCACTGCCAGCGCGCCGCCCACCCACGGTAGCGCGGTGGCGATGGCGCCCAGGCCAGACGACAGTGCGCCCGCGATTTGGGGGCCAACCACATCAGCGATGCTATTCCCGATCGAAACGCCGAAATTCGAGGTCAAACCTAACCTCGTTGCTGACGCGCCGGCTGATACACCGTCGAGACCGCCGGCCAGGCTGCCCATGAAGCCAGTCCCGAGGCCGCCGGCTGCCGTCATACCGCCGGTGAGCGTGCTGTACAGGTTAGACGCCGCGCCCAGGATGCTGCCGCCCTGCGTGAGCAGGCTTGACCCCGACTGTAGGCCGGCCACCGCGCCAGCACCGTCCGTTGCCGCGCCGATGTTGATCACCCACTTCTTGAGCGTCATCTGGTACAGCCACTCGAAGAAGATGTTCTTAGCCGACTCCTTCAGCCGCGTGAACGCGTCCTTGCCGCCGTCCGCGATCGACACGAAGGTGTCGTGGGCGGTGCGCTCGACGTCGCCCCAGAATTCCTGCTGCTCCTTCAGCCGCTCGGCGCTGACAGTAAGGCCCGCCTGTTTGCGCAGCTCTTCCGCCTGCGCTCGGTAAGCATCGGTCACTTCCTGGATGATGGCTATCTCGGCCTTCCTGTCGAGTTGCGCGGCCTGGTCCCGCAATCTGGCAGCGGTCACCGCCGCAAGCTGCATGCCGGTCATGCCAAGGGCATCGACATAATCCTGCTGCTCCCGGGTCTGGTCCTGCTGGGCTTTCGCCTGGGCCTGCGCAGCTTCGATGAGATCGGCCGTGTTGTTCACTGCCTGCCGGTAGCGCTGCTGCTCTTGTTCGAAAAGGTCGTTTTCGCGCTTCAGCTCGCGGGCGTCGATGTCCTTGTTTGCCTGGTCGATCTGTCCCTTGAGCTCGAGCACCTTGCTCTTGTTGTCGATCTTTTCACCTTCCAGCTTCTTCTGCTTCTCCAGCATTTCGATCTGGTCGCGCATCGCCTTGACGTCGGCGTCGGCGCCCTTGTTGATGAAGTCCTCACCGTTCAGCTGCCCGGTGCGGTTCAGGAAGCCGAGCTGCAGCTGCAGCTGCTGGTTGTCGAAGGCGCGCGCGGCGGCCTGGCGCTTCAGCGCCTCGGTCTGCAGGTCGATCTGCTTTACCGCGTCCTTGTAGACGGTCGAGTTCTCGCGCGCCTCCTTGTTGATCTTGGCCGTGTACTTCGCGTATTCCTGCTGACTGATGGCGCCAGCGTCGAGCGCGACCTTCAGCTTCGCCAGCTCGCCGGCGGTCTGGCCGTTGACGCCGTTCAGCCGGTTCTCGATCTCCAGGATGTCCAGCTTGGCCTTCTTGCGCTTTTCATCCGCGCTCAGCCGGACCTGGTACTGGCCGAGCTCAGTATCCGCCACCTTCTTCGTGGTCATTTCGTACTGCACCAATTCGACGATGTTGTCGTCGATCTGGTCCATCGCGGCCTTGTGGGCTGCCGTCATCCCTGCGGTGCGCTCGGCGAACGTGCCCTGTGCGGCGGCCGCGCTGCGCAGCTGATCGGCATACGCCTGGATGTCCTTCGACGTGTCCTTCGCGCCCACCAGGCTCAGGCCCGAGGCGACGCCGGATAGGAAGGTGGCGAAGCCTTCCTTCATGGTGCCGATGGTCTTGTCCCAGGCGAAGCTGATCGCCTCCCACGCGATCTGGGCGCCGTACTTCACGCTCTCCCATCCCTTGAGCGTAGCGCCAACGAACGCGAGGCCAGCCACGCGCGCCTCGACGAAGTTTTCGCTGAGGTAGGTGCCGATCTCCCAGCCTGCGAACGCAGCGAACAGCACGCCGGCGGCCACCTTCAGCTTGCCCAGGGCGCCGGCCGCCAGCTGTGCGGAAACCGTGACGCCGCCCAGGCCTACCGAGAACAGACTCGCCGCAGACGCACCGCTCGCCATTTCCATGCGCGCGAGCGCGAGCTGGACCTGCAGGGTACCGATCGCGGTCGCCGCCGCGCTGAAGGCGGCCGGCGCGACGACGAAAGCCCCGATGTACGCGGCGCCGACCTTGGCGCCGGTCGTGAGAGCGCCCGAAAGCTGGCCGACCCGGTCGCCCAGCGAGCCAAGCACGTCGGAGAGCTTCGCGACCGCGCCGCGCGCGGCGTCGCCCAGGCCCGACTGCGAGACTTTCAAGAGCAGGCCGTCCCAGGCGTCCTTGAGGTTACTAATCGCGCCGTCCAGCGTGTCGGCACGCCGGTCCATCGCGCCGGCAAAATCCGTCTCGCCCAGCTTGCGCAGGTAGCCCTGGATCTCGGTCGCGTTGTTGCCGATCAGCGACGTCATCCCCTTGAAAGTCAGCGCCACGCGATCGCCGTTCTGCTTGGCAGTGATGCCGAACTCCTTCAGGCGCTCGAATTCGCCGGTGGCGGCGTCGGCGACCGCCTCCACCATCTGGTTCAGGCCCTTGCCCATCGCCGCGGCCGTGTTGCCGTAGGCGCGCAGCGCCTTCTCGGATGGATCCAGGCCCAGGTTGCGCATCTTGATGAATGCCTCGGTCGCCTCGGCCACGCTGTACGGCGTGGTGGCGGCAAATGCCTGCAATGCCTTGAAGGCGCCGGCGGCATTTGCCGTCGACCCGGTTGCAGTGATCAGGGAAGCGTTGAGCTTGTCGAACTCGCGCTGCGCGTCGATCACCTGGTGGGCCAGCGCACCGAGCGACAGGCCGGCCGCGATACCCGCCAGCGCCCCCTTGGCCAGCGCCGCTGCGCGCGCGATGCCGTCCATGGCGCCGCCGACCACACGCCGGGCGTCGTCCATGTCACGCTGCAGGCGCGCGATGTCGGCCCGAAGGCGGATTTCCATGTCGCCGATGATCATCCGATTCCTCAATAAAAAAGCCGCCCGGAGGCGGCTACAAACGAAAAGGCCGGCATATCGCCGGCCTCCAGTCCCTTACAGGCGATCAATACGCCTTGTATTCATGCGTCGCGCCTTGGCAAACGCCGCCCTCGAACATCAGGGCGATGTGATAGCCGGGCCGCTGCCATTGCAACAGTTCCTTGTCCACATCGATTTTCGAAAAGCTGCTCGGCATCCCGATCGCGACGATAATCTCGTCCTTGGAACGCCCGGATAAATGACCCAAACCGTACAGCTTGCGCCTGAACGCATGTGCTTCCAACCAGGTAACCAAGACCCAGACTGCCGGCAATGCAGCAGCGCCCAGCATCAGCAAGTAGTATCGGTCCATCTCTCCCTCCATCAAAGATGGCGGATATTACACGAAAGCAAGTGGTTGTCAAACCTATCACTTTCAGTCTGTTCTCTTCGCCAATGTCGCCAGCGCCACCGCATCGAACGCGTCGATCACGTCCAGCTCCCATGGCGTGAACCGCACGCCGTGCAGCTGCTGGTAGGCCAGGATGTTCTCCGGCTGGATCGGCCCGGGGCCGTTCGCCGTGATCGAGCGCCCGATCCCCCGGAACGCCTCCCAGATCGGGCGGCCGGCCCGGGGCCAGGGGATGTTCAGCCGCGGGTCGGACGCGCCGGTGTTCCTGGCGGCGCGCTGCAGGTGCGTGCGCAGCGTGGCGCCGTCACCCTGCCGCTCCGATAGTTCGTACTCGGCGCGGCAGCACTCCGTCAGGCTTTCGCGGAGTCGGCGATAAAAAGCTCGGTCTTGTGGATGCCGGCGCGCACTTGGGCGCGCAGCCACTGCTTGGTCGGGTCGGTCAGCAGCGCGCGGACGTTGGCCGGCGTGCACTCGACCGGCTGGCCGCCGCGCACGACGTTCCAGCCCAGCACCGAGGCCACCAGGTAGTCGGTCTCGTCCTCGATGTCCTCCAGCGGGTCGCTCGAGGGCATCTTGCCGGTGGCGGCGAACTCGGCGCGCAGCTTGCGGGTGCGCGTCAGGTCGATGCGCTTGCGCGACTCGTGTTCCGGGCTGGCCAACTCGATGTAGGTGCTGGTCGGCTCCTTGGTCTTCGGGTTCACCAGGACCAGCTTGCCGCTGTAGACGTCGTCGAAGGCGTCGATGTCGAGGTTGGCCACCAGTTTGGTCAGCAGGTCGGACGGTTGTGCGGTGTTCATGTTCATGGTTTTTCTCTTTCGCGGAGGGTAGGAAAAATGCCCGTGCCGGCCGCCGCGCCCGCGAAAGGCGACGGCAGCCGGTCGGTGCCTGGGTTGCCGCTGGTGCGGCGAAGGGGTTACACGGCGCTGTCTTGAACCGCCAGCGTGGTCAGGTCTTCCGGCTGGCCGGCGCCGCCGTCGGTGTTCAGCAGCGCCTGGAACGGGATCGTCTGGATCAGGATCTTCTCGCCGTCGTCCTTCGATGCGCCGTTGACCTTGATGCGGTTCAGGGCAAACGCGATGAAGTCGGATGCCGGGGTGTTGTCCGCGGTGAACGCCAGGTAGGCGCTGGTCTCGGTTTCGGTGTAGAAAGCATCGCGCAGCGACGTCGAGTCGAATTTCGCCGTGATCTGGCCGGTCACGATGACGCGCCCGGTGGCGACCTGGTCAGCCGTATTCGAGCCGATACCCGGCTCGCTGCCCTGCCCGCACGAAATCTCGATGCTCGCACTGGTGATCGTGCCGCCGGTCGCCGAGCCGACCTTGACCACGCCGTTCACGGCCGCCATGGTGCCGGTGACCGTCACCGGGGTCGGGCTGGTGAAGTACTGCGAAGCGCTGGCGGCCGCATCCTTGCCTACAAACTCGACGGCCACGGTCGCCATGCCGGTCGCCGGCAGCGTGAAGGTGATCTTCGACACCTTGCAGCCGCTGTAGACCTCGCTCGAAGGGACATCCGGGTGCCAGTGCTCGATCGAGAACGACTTGTCCGTGTGGCCGCTCTGCGGGGTAAAAGTCTTCTTGCCGATGACGGTGGCGGTCGCGCTCGCGATCGGCCCCTCGGCCACCAGTGCGGAGCCATTCAGGACGATGCCGGTCAGCGCCAGCGCCGTTACGCTCGTGACCTGGATGTTCTTGTTCAGGTTGGCTGCGTTGAAGGTGCCGGCGGTCAGGCGGATCACGTCGCCGATCTTGACGCCGTCGGTCAGCCAGGAGCCCGCGGCGCGCGTGATGGTCCAGGCGCCGGTGGCGCCGCCGATCGTGATCGAGGCGCCGGTGACGGACACGCCGGCGACGAAGTCCTTCTTGAGCGCGGCCGCGATGAAGTCGCCCCAGGTCTTGGCCGACAGCTCGCCGCTGATCGAGCCGCCGACCTTGCGCAGGCCGTGGCGGAAGTCCGCCAGCTGGAAGTCGGGCCGGATCTCGTTCGACTGGTAGGTGTCCTTGGTCAGGTCCAGGCCGGACGTCACCCGGCGCAGCGCCTGCGCTGCGGTGGCGGTCGGCAGCACGCCGTAGGTGGTCTCCACTTTGTAGGTGACCTGCTTGAATACTCCGCTTGCGGTTCCCATGCTTCTCCTTCGGGTATGAAAAAAGCCCGCAAGCGGATGCTGTGCGGGCCTGGTTGGTGATGGTGGTGAGGCTAGTTCTGCTCGTGGTACGTGACCATGAAGTCGATGCTCTGGAAGTGCTGGCCGGCGTCGTCCTCGAGGTCGGGCCCGACCGTGCCGCGCACGACGCTGACGACGTCGGTGCCGCCGATCTGGCCGCGCTGGAAGTTGCAGGCGCGCCGCGCGAGGTCGAGCAGCTCCTTCACCTCGGGGTAGGACTTCGCCATCGCCGTCACCTGCACGCGGCTGGTCACGACCGAGTACTCGGCTTGGGCGTCGATCGCCCCGACAGGTACCGAGCTGACCTCGGTGATGCCGTACGCCGGCAGCGGCGTGCCCTCCCTCACGACGCCAGCCGCGATCCTGGCCGGCGGCACCTTGGCGACCACGGGCGCCGCGCCGGCCAGCAGCGCGCGGATGACTTTGACGCTCATGATTCCTCCGGTGCCGGAACGTTGATGCCTTCCTTCGTCAGGCGCTCGCGGATCTTGGCCGCCGTCGCGGCGATCGCTGCCGCCGCGCGCGCATCGAACGTCGGGCGCATGAAGGGCTGGGCCCGGGCGCCGGGGTGGTCGACCTCGCGCAAGGTGGTGCCGTTGAACGCCAGCGCGTGCTGCGGCTTAGCCTTGATCTTGTGCGCGGCGGTGCCGAACTCGACCCAGTGCCAGTGCGGCGCCTTCTTGCCGCCGGCCTTCACCGAGGCGTACACGGTGCCCTTCTTCGACCTGGTCGTTACCCGGATGCTGGCGCGCAAGTCGCCGTCGTCGACGGGCGCGGCGTCCTGGGCCCCCTTCTTGAACTCGTTGGCGCCGGCGCGCATGGCCGCGCGCATAATGTTCCGCTCGACTTTTACCGGGAGCTGCTGCAGGAAGTCGTCGAGCGCCCGCCCGCCGACGATGGTTTCTTCATTGGCGGCCATATCCCTCCAGCATGAATTCGATGTGCCTGCGATCGTCCAGCAGGGCCGGCCCCGCAACAATCTGCATCACGCGGTCCGCCTTGCCGTGCAGCGTGGCGCGCATGGCTGTGGTGATCCGGTCGTCCACCTGGATGCGCAGCCGCGTGCGGGTCACCGAAGTGACGGCGCCGTTTGCAGTGGATTCGCCGCGGCTCGGCAGCTGGTCCTGGGCGTTGCACCAGGCCTTCTCGGCCACCACCGCCCAGCTTTCGACCTCTGTCCCGTAGTCGGGATCCCGCGCGACCGTACGCTGCTCGATCGTCACCTGCTCGTCCAGTCGAAAGGGCGCCGTCATCCCGGCACCCAGTAGCGGTCGAGCTTGCGGGACAGGAACTCCGCGTTCGGGTTCGGGTAGTAGTGGTTCTCCAGCATGCCGGCGATGAAGTCGCGGATCGCCGCCGGCACGCTCGCCCAGTCGGGCCCATAGCCGCACACGTACCGCACCTCGACTGCGTTGACGCGTGCGGCGGTCGACGGCCAAGCCTTGCCAGGCGCCGGCAGGATCCAGCCCGGCTCGCTCTTCGCGTCGACCAGGTAGTCCTGCGGGTCCAGCGTCTGCTGCACGCCGGCGGCGTCGTAGTACTTCACGTGCACCACGCTGGCAACCGGCGGGTGCAGCAGGCGGATCGTGTCGGGGAAGCGGTCCAGGGCCAGCTCCCAGGTCTGGGTGATGAATGCCCGGCCGGTGATGTGCTCGGCATCCTCAGCGATGCCCTGCA